CGTCGCAAAACTACGGGACAGCAGTGGAGGCGACCCACGCGAAAAAAGCGAAGCTGTGAAGGAGCTACCATGACACGCGAATTTCTGAAGAACCTAGGTCTGGAGGATGCCGCCATCGATAACATTCTGAACGAGAACATGGCGGACATCGGGAAGGAAAAGGCCAAGACCACCGCCGCCAAAGTGGACCTTGCGGACGCGCAGGGGAAGCTCGCCAACGCTCAGTCGGAGCTGGATACGCTGAAAAAGGCCGGCGGCGATGCCGCCGCCGTTCAGCAGCAGCTCACCGAGCTTCAGGCCAAGTACGACAAGGACACCGGCGATCTGCGCGCCCAGCTGGCGGACCGGGACTACGCCGACGCCATCGGAAAGGCCGTCACCGGCAAGGGGCTCAAATTCAGCTCCAAGAGCGCGGAGCGGGCGTTCACCGCCGCGCTGAAGGAGCAGAAGCTGGAGCTGAAAGACGGCGAGTTCATCGGCCTGGACGACTTCATCAAGGCCCAGAAGGAGGCGGACCCGGGGGCCTTCGCGCCGGACAAGGCCCCTCCCCGGTTCGTTACCGGCGCGGGCAGCGGCGGAGGCCACGGCGAGCCGCCGGAGCATGTGCCGGAGAACGTCCGGATCGCAAAGGAAATGGGCGCGGCCAGAGCGGCCAGCGCAGGCGCGACCAACGATGTGTTGAAAAATTATCTGTAAAGGAGAGTACTAATGAAGTTCAAAACGACAGAAGTGGGCGGTACTGTTGAAATCCTCGCGGCGGACGACTTTGACGCGATCCCGTTCACTGTGACCGAGGCCGATGCCGTAAAGGCGGGCACCCCCATGACCATTCAGGGCAAGAAGACGGCTTCCGCCACAGCCAACGGCATTTTGCTGTATGACGTGGATCCGTCGGAGAACCCCAACGCCGCCCTGGTGGTCCGGGGCATCATCGACCAGAAGAAGGCAGAGAAGCATTCCGGCGTGACCTATGACGCCGCCGCGCTGAAGACGGCGGTCCCCGGGATCGTACTCCGCGACAACACCGGCGTCAACGCCGCCGACACGGAGTAAGGAGGATCATATGGACCTGAGAGCGTTTTTTACCCCTGCCGCCATCGCGGCGCAGTGGAACGAGACGGCTTCCAACCGCGTTCCCTACCTGGGCGCGGGGCTGTTTCCCGCAAAGAAAAAGGCAGGACTCGATCTGAGCTGGCTGAAGGGCTCCAAGGGCTTGCCCGTGTCCCTGATGCCCTCCGCATTTGACGCGAAGGCCACCTTCCGGGACCGCATCGGCTTCAGCAAGATCGAGACCGAAATGCCCTTTTTCCGTGAGGGCTTCAAGATCAAGGAAAAAGACCGGCAGGAGCTGCTGCGTGTGGCGGATTCCAACGACCCCTACGCCTGGGCCATCATCGAGCGGGTGTTTGACGACGCCAACAACCTGATCGATGGCGCGAACGTGGTGCCGGAGCGGATGATCATGCAGCTGCTGTTCCCCCAGGACGGCAACGCTGGGATCGCCATCAGGGCCAACGGCGTGGAATATGTCTACAACTACGACCCCCAGGGGACGTGGAAGGCCCGCAACTACATCGAGCTGTCCGGCGCGGACCTGTGGAGCGCGTCCGCCACGGCGGACCCCTTCGCGGTGTTCAAGACGGCAAAGGACAATGCGCGAAGCGGTACCGGCACCGAACTGACCATCGCCGTGATGAACACGGCCACCTTCAACATGATGGCAAAGACCGAGGCGGTAAAAAAGAGATATCTGACCACCAGCGGCCTGACCCTGGGCTACCTGACGGACGACGAGGTCAAGAACGTGGTCAGCGGCACGTCCCGCGTCCATATCGCCATCTATGACAAGCAGTACAAGGACGAGAGCGGCATCGCCCATGCCTTCGTGCCGGACGGCTACGTGGCGATGATCCCTGCCGGGGACCTGGGCGGCACGTGGTACGGCACTACGCCGGAAGAGGCGGACCTGATCGCGTCCCCCACGGCGGAGGTGGAGCTGGTCAATACCGGCGTGGCAATCACTAGGATCATCGAGGAGCATCCCGTCAACACCAATATCTTCGCCTCCGAGATCGTCCTGCCCTCTTACGAGCGAATGGACGAGGTGGTCGTTATCAAGGTCGCGGGGGAGAGCGCCGCCGCCCTGGCCGCGGAGGAGCCGCCCGCAGAGGAGCCCGGTCATAAGACCCGGACCAAGTAAGAGAGGAGGACCGCCGGATGTACGCCGACTATGATTTCTATCTGAACGCCTACTATGGCGATGCCATCGCCGCAGAGGACTTCCCGAGGCTGTCCGAGCGGGCCTCCGACTACGTCAGGGCGGCAACGAGGGGGCTCTCCGATACCGTGGACGGATCGCAGCTGGAGGCCGTGAAAAAGGCTTCCTGCGCCGTTGCGGAGGTGCTGCTGGACGAGAGCGTAATGACCGCCGCCGTCTATTCCGGGGAGCAGGCCGTCTCCAGCGAGGCGGTGGGGGGATGGTCCCGGAGCTTTCGGGGAGCGTCCTTCTCCGCCGCTGAAGCGGCGTACAACAATGACCGGAAGCGGGACGCGCTGCTGCTGTACCTAGGGAATCTTCCGGCCTTCGCGTCGCTGTTCAGAGTGAGGAGTTATCCATGCCCGCACAGGGCGAAGGGAGGCGGCAGATGAGTATCCCGCGCAGGATGCACGTGCCCCGGAGGATGGGGCCGCCGCCTCGCCGTATGAATGCGGCTGGCATGGTTGGGAGCATGTTCCCCCATACGGTGACTCTGTATAACGTAGAGGTCGAGACCGACCCGGATACGACCAAGTCCACCGTCATCAACCATATCACCATCCTGCGGGGCGTATTCCTTGAAGCGTCAAAATCCGTCAACGTGCGGGAGAGCGGCCTCGAGAGCGCGGATGCCGTAAATCTCTACATCCCCTTTGGTGTGGAGGCTTTGGATGGTTCGACCGGTAAAGCAAAAAAATATCTGCCGCCGGTAGAGTTCTGGCGCACGGAGGACAAATCCGGCTTCTGGACGCTGGCGATCAGCGCGAAGGGCTCCAATTTGCACGGCTACACCTTTTTTATCAAGGGCGTTGCGCTGCCGCCGGAAACGGCGCCCCAGGGGAAGCCTGTGCGGCCGGAAATGGTGGTGGATGTCGTGGAAAGCATGTACGACCATGTCTACAACATCACGAAGGTCGATGAGAAGGATTTCGGCAGCCAGGATATGCAGCACTGGGAAGTGGGAGGGGTTTAGGATGGCAAGTGTAATGTTCACCATGAAAACCGAGGGATTTGGAGATATTGCAAGGAGAATGGCTGGAATTGCTCCAAAAGCGGAACATATTGTAGCTATTCAAATGGCAAAGGATACTGAGCAGTATGTCCCTGCCCAGACAAAGTCGTTATCGATCCGTACTCGCGTCAGTGGAGATACGATTATCTACCCCGGTCCATATGCCCGCTTCCTGTACTACGGCAAACTGATGATCGATCCAAAAACAAGAAGCCCGTTCGCCACAAAAGGGGCAACGAAAGAGGTCATAGGCACGGACCTGAATATCAGCCAGGCGGTCCACGGAAAGGCTCAGTCCCACTGGTTCGAAGCATCCAAGGCACAGAACCTGGACAAATGGCGGCGCGTGGCAGGGAGGGCAATGCAGCGTGAGTTCAGAAAATAGACCGGTAGAATTTGTTCCCGCGCAGGAAGAGGGCAGCATATCAAGAGCGGTCATCGTTTGGCTGAACGGATGGCTGAACAAGGATTCGGACGTTCCGATCTCCATCCAGATGATCGATTATGAGTTTATGCCAGCTGATAAGCCAAGCATGGCGCTGTCTCTGGTGCAGGGGGCGTACATCGTGGAGCGGTATATAGACGGCTCCTATGACGCGGACTATCCATTTAAGATCATATATCGAACAAAACCCGGCAGTCCGGACGCCCGTCTGAACGCCGATGAGCTTCTGGACAGCCTGGGTCAGTGGGCCAACGGGCAGACGCCCGATATCGGAGAGGGGCGTGAAGTCCAGACGTTCGAGCAGACCACACAGGCCGCCCTGTTTGCCCGCATGGAGGACGGATGGGAGGACCATCAGATATTTTTCAGGATGACCTATAAGGTCGAACCCTAGAAAGTGAGGAGAACATGGCAGAAAAAAGAAGCGCGTTCAAAATCTTTATGAACACTACGCCGAAGGAAACGTCCGCAACCTACGGCATCATCGGCCCCGGCGTGACGGAGCTTTCCATCGCGTACAACCCGCAGACCAGCACCAACCAGTACATCCACGAGGATGTCGCAAACACCGACATGACCGGCTACCAGCCGAACGCCCCCGTGACGGGGCAGGCCGTCCCGGGGGACCCTGTTTTCGATTTTGTCAATGAGATGCGGATCAGCCTCCCCATCGGCAGCGATGCCTATACGGACGTGGTGCTGGTGGATGTGTTCGGAAAGCAGTCCGGCGGCGCTTACGCGGCCCAAAAACAGCCCGTCTCCATCCAGATCGACAGCTACGGCGGCTCTGCCTCCGATCCCCTGTCCATCGGCTATACCATCAACTGGCGGGGCAGTGGTGTCAAGGGGACGTTCGACCCGGATACGAAGTCCTTTACGGAAGGGAGCGCTGAATAATGGCTGGTATTCGCGTCAATACAGGTGTCAAGCGTATCGAAGTCAATGATGACGGCGATTTTATCACATTGAGCCTGCACGACAACGCCTTTCTGGAAAAGTTCTTTTCCCTCTATGAAAATCTGCAAAAAATGGCGGACGAATCCACCAGAAAAGAGGCGGATATCCGGGAGCGGTACAAGGACAGCACCGAACAGAACGGTCTGCTGCAGGAAACATTTGCACTGTATTCGACAGCTGGCGCGGCCTTGACGGAAGAGGTGGACAAGCTGTTCGGAGAAGGTACATGCCGGAAGGTCTTTGGTGATATCACGCCCAGCTTTGAGCTGTTCATTGAGTTTTTTGAGCAGCTTACGCCTTATCTGCAGGAGTTTGCAAGGGAAAAGGCGCAGCGCATGAGCAAATACAGCGCCGCCAGGACCGGCAATGTATAACGCCATGCTGGACCGGCTGCCGGAGGATTACAACGGCTGGCTGATCCGCACAGACTACCGGATCGGGGTACAGATACAGCTCTGCATCTCCGACCCGGAGCTGGATGACAGCGAGAAGACCTGGACGGCGTTGAGCCTGTTGTACGGGAACGGCGTTCCAGACCTCAAAACGGCGCTGGACGGGCTTTCCTGGTTCCTATCCTGCGGTGAGCCGTCCTCACCGCAGGATGACGGCGGCAGCGATGTCCCGCTGTACTCCTTCGAGAAAGACGCGGGACGCATCGTTTCCGGGTTTCGAAAGACCTTTGGCATCGACATCAGCCGGGAAAAGCTCCACTGGTTCGAGTTTATCTCCATGTTGGGCGATCTGAAGGACACCGCGTTTACCAGCGTTATTGATATCCGCAGTACGGACGCCTCGGAAGTGGACAGGAAAAAGCGGGCGGAGTTTATCCGGATGAAGAACCGGTTCGCGCTGTCCAGCCAGTCCAGACAGTTTACTGCCGAGGAACAGG